CCTCGGCTCCTCGACCGGGAGCAAGATCCCCGCCTTCTTCTGCTCGGCGATCCACCGCTCGTTCTGGTCGTCGTACCGCTGGCGCTCCAGGGCCTTGATCTTGGCCGCCTGCTCGTCCTCCCTCTTTTTGGCGTCGGCCAGCTTGGCATCGTAGTCTTTCTTTATCTCCGCCTCTTTGGCCTCCAGGTCAGCCTTGGCCTGGGCCCTCAATTCTTGGAACCTTTTCTCGTCCATATCTGGACCTCCTTCTTTAGTTTCGTTGACGGCGTCCATCATGGCCTCGCCCATCATCTTCTGGCACGCGGTCTTCCTGTCGGCCTCGTCCGGGTACTTCTCCGCCATGTCCGCCTTCGCCATGCACTCCTCCATGTCCATCTCGGCGAACCTGGCGACCTGCTCCGCGCTGAACTTCAGGGCGGAGATGTTCCGCTCCCTCATCCTCTCGGCGCAGGGCGGGCAGATTTTCCCGACATCCTCCCGGCTCATGTTGACTTTTATCATCGTATCCTCCGTGTGGACCCTCGCGTCCCCTTTGTCGCTGAAACACTCCTGCTTGAGCGCGTTGCAAAAAGCGCCCGGATCGTCAACTTTGTTGGCAGCGTCCGAAGCCATGCAGCGCGTCCTGAACCCCTCCGACTCGCCGAACTTGTCGCACAGGGCGGAAACCGTCCCCTCCGGCAAATTGATATACTTGCCGATCCTGACCGCCTTGAGGTTGGAGAACTCCATCCGCTCGGCGCACGAGGGGCAGATTTCCTTCATCTGCTCGAGGGTGACTAACACGCCGTCGGCGGAGTGCTTGTTCGCCTGGACGGCGCGCTCCTGGGCCATCGCACCCTCTTCCGTATCGTGGCATCCGAGCGTCTTGCCCGTGGATTTGGCGATCAGGCACCATTCATCCCCGCGCTTCTCGATGGTGTATTTCCTCACATCGCCGTTCCCGCCCATCACCCTCATCCCCGGCCTCGCCTCGAAGTAGTCGCAGACGTACTCCTGCTCGATCCACCCCTCCACCAGGGTGCATGCGCTGCGGTAGCCGATATAGAACTTGCAGTTGCCGCACCGCCCTTCTTCCTCTTCGCCGGTGTCGGTGTAGTTGACGGTCTCCTTCGACTTGCGGGGGAACTGGAGGAGGTAGCTGTCCAGGGGATTCTGCTGCGGCATCGCCATCTCCGGCATGCAGTAGACGCGAAACTCCCTGCCCTCGTCCTCGTAAGCGTGGGCCGGGCCGTCCGGCAGCTTCTTGTAGAGCGCCATGATGTCGGCGAGGCTGGTGACGGCGGGGATCTCTTCGCCCAGCAGGGAGACGGCTTTCAGCACGCGGGGGAACTTGGTTGACTTCGCCTCGTCGAGATAGTCCCAGTACACTTCGGCGCTTTTCTTGCGATAGGCCCCGGCCTTGATCAGCTCCGCGATCTTCCTCGGCACCCGCTTGAAGTCGCACACCAGCTTGTTGCCGGCCCGCCGCAGGTTCTCAATCCATCCGGCTGCGGGCAAACCCTCGCCCTTCAGCAGCTTCTGGGTCTCGGAGTGTCCGAGCTTGATCGGCGGCCTGAAGCCGACCTTGCCGAAGGCCTCCACCATGCCGTCGAGGTCGCCCTCGGAATATTGGTCCTTGTTCCAAAGGCCAGTGGAAAATATCTCCTGGCTGTCAAGGTCTTCGGTTTGCAGTTCAGGCGGCATCTTTTTTTTCGGCGGGCCAAAAATACAAAAGGCCCGGAACAAACGTCTCACCGTCTGCTCTCGGGCCTTCCGCTCGACGTCTCTGTGAGGAGCCTCACGAGACGGATGTCATCAAGCCTTTGAAGCTATTGTCGCGACTTTAGCGAAAATCGGAAAAGTTGTCAATAGGTAACGTTTAAAATTACTTCGGCACCCTGAACGTGCAGATCACCACGACCTGGATGTGGTCCTCCCGATCCTGCACCTCGGTCTTGTACCGCCCGTCTATCGGATCAGGGACGAGGTTCATTAGGCCCTCGAACTGCCGGGCCAGCCCAACGATCCGGGGATTGTCGGCCCAGCAGGATATGGTGGTCGGGTCGGTCAATGCATCACCGCCTCCCTCGGCATCTGCTGTATCGCCGCCGTCTGCCTCAGCGCCTCGTTGAACCCCTCGACGGTCCCCTTGACATACCCGAGGCAGAACACCTTGAGGCACGAGCTGTGCCATTGGCCGGTGCGCCCATGCCAAGGCCAGATCAACTTGCCGCAGAACTCGCACCTAGTCGGCATGGTTGATCCTGCGGGTCCGCGTCACTGCACGGTGACGACAGAGCCGTCGTTCAGCGTGAATCTGCCGCTCGTTGCTATCTGCCATGAAGCGTTATCCGTCGCGGATGTAGTCATGCCCGGAATAGTTGGAGTGCGAAAATACGTCTCCAGTTTCTCCAGCTCCGCCGGCTTCACCGGGCTGAACGCAGAGGCCTGCTTGTCCTCGTCCCGGCGCTTCTTCAGCTTCTCGATCCGCCCGTGGCGCATGTCGTCGAGGTCGGCCTTCAGGAACGCCAGCCTCTCGTCCAGTTTGCGCCTGTCGCGCTCCGCCTGAACGATGGCCTCGAGCAGCGACTTGACCATTAGCTTGATCTCGTTGACGCGGTCCTTGTCCAGCTCCTCGACGGCCTTGAGGTACGCCGCGTCGTACTTCTTCTTGCCCTTGGATTTCTTCGTCATAAATACCCCCCTATGTTTTGGCCTTTAACTTGGCAATCTCCTGTTTTGTCGGGCCGATGCACGTCATTTACAATCCGAGCATATATCGGGGATCTCCGATCGCCAATCCTCCTCGCAGAACAGCCTGTGGCACCGCGCGCACAACCCGCCCTCGTTGTCCTTCGTCACCACATCGCCGCACTCGTCGCAGGACTCGGGCATGAAATCAACCCTTTTCCTCCGCCTTGAATCCCATGTCCTTGACCAGGTTCGCCGCCTTCTGTGATGCCTCTAGCTTCTGGCTTATCTCCTTCTGTGATGCCTCTAGCTTCTGGCTTATCTCCTTCCACGTCAGGTCATGCGGGCCGATCTCCGCCAGCGTGCAGTGCGGGAAGAAATTGGATTGCAGGCACTGGCTCCCCATCAGGTCCTCGAATACGAGAATGGCCATCGGCTTCTGCATCTCTCCCGCAAAGGCGTCGGCGTGACGCGTCAGAATCCGCCTCGCCACGTCCTCGTCGGTAAAGAAAAAACTCAGGCTGTTCTGCGGTATCGGAAACATCGACGTGAACTTCAAGACCCAGAGTCGGTCCATGTCTGTCCTCCCTCTGCTTGCTTGCTACGATTAAAAATTTCGGGATTAACGCTTCCTAATACTTCCCCCTGTATGCCGCTTATCTTAACCTTATGCAGGCAGAAGCCGCCATGGGCATTTCCCCTATAGGCCAAGCCGCATGATGGACAGCAGGATTCGGCCCTTGGGAAAGATGTCCTTCGCCTTGCCGGTGGCAGCCGTCAACCCGCCTGGAGGTGACTTCTTGAGTGGAGCGGGGCTTCCGGCTCGAAGTAAAGCCCCACGTTGGCCCGGTTCGGGCTCAATTGATCGAACAGCACGATCTGGGCTCCCTGGGGAATCGGTTCGGCCCCGCAGCAGCGCACACGGACAGGCTTTGCCAGCTTGACTATCAGGCCTTTCTTGTAGTCGCTAGGCTTCATCTGAAATCATCGCACGGCTTCCGCGCCCAACATTCGACGCAATAAACCCTGCGGCAAATCAGGCATGTGTAATAGGGCACGGCCCTCGTTTCGCCGCCCTTGACCCACTCACCCTCCCAGCGATATCCCTTCGTCTTCTCGAACCACGGCCACTCCTTGAAGCATCGGCTGCATCTCTCCCGGTTCACCGTTAAACGAAATAGCCGTCAATAGGATATGGATCAAAAGGCATCTCCCAGTGCTGCCCGGGGAACATCTCCGCGTCCTTGCTCTCGTCCACGATGGCCAGAAACAAGGCACCAGCATAATATTGCCGGCTCCAATAGGCCGCCTGCCTATGCCTCACTGGCCGACGCGGGTCATACATTTTGGCCCTGTGAAGGCGCAAATACCAAGTCGATAGAATGAAACCGAGGATCGACGCCATCCTCATGTTGCCGTCGTATGCTGGCCCCTTTTTCGGCATCCCGTGCCTCTGGACCAGGCTGACCAGTTCGGCCATGACCATGCCAGTCTTCGTCGTGCCGTGCCAGGGGTTCTTGGTCGGGCGCGAGTGCTTGGAGATGAGCCGCTGGATTTCGGACACCCACCACAAAATATCTTTTCCCGTCATCGCCTCGATCCAGGAGCCGGAGCCCGGTTTTTTCTTGACAATCCCCCTTGGCCCGCGTTTCCGCTTTCTCCCCGATCTCCTCTTCGGCTTAACCTTCGCCATTCCGGCGCGCCTTCCTCAAATGCTCCCAGCACGAGAAAACGTCGTAAATATAGTCTTTGTGCCAGCGCACGGGCTTGTTGCACCCGTGGCACGGCTGGGACGCCGCCATGTTCTCGATGAAAACCGCCTCGTGCGTGTCGTCGTGGCCTACCCGGCGCGAGCAAAACAGCGTCCCCCATTCCGCGCTGGCAATCGGCTGGGCGCACTCCTCGCCCAACGGCGCGGCCCTGGTCATGTCGCCGTCCCCTTGTAGACCCACCATATCCCCGTGTCCACACCGCAGTCCGGGAACCTCTCGGCGAGGAGCCTGGCGATCCCCCAATGAACGCCGTCAACGAAGTCAGTCTCCGACTTGTCCAAGCACTTCTGCCATTCCGCGCCGTCCTTCTCGATCTTCCTGTCGCACGCATGCCCGCACATGACGCCGCCCGGCTTCACCCTCGGCCACCATGTTTCAACATCCGCCTTGAACTGGGTATAGCGGTGATCGGCGCCGATGTAGAGGTAGTCCAGCACTTGATCTTGAGTGAACATCCTAGCCGTATCGATGCTGTTGCCGACCATGACTATCGCCTGGTCCAGAAACCCGCCCGTTTCAAGGTTATCCAGGAGCGTGCTTAGGACGTGGTTGCGCGGGAAGTCGTCCTGCGTCCACACACACTTGGAGTCCACGCATCCTTTGAACCAGTCAACCAGGTACATCAGCCCGCCGTGCTTCTTGACGTACGGCAGCGCGCAGAAGGCCGTCTTGCCCGTGAAGCATCCGACCTCGGCGGCCAGCATCCCGTCGCGGGCGACGCTGGAGGCGAGCTTGTCGAGCCGCTCATAAGCCGTGCCTTGATGGAAGTCGCTGTAGAGGAAGTCTATCTTGCCCTGCACGATTTCAACTCTTTGATGCGGTCTCTTTTCGCAATCCTTCTCGGATTAATCTTGCTGCAGATCATGCTCATCTATTTAAATCCTTGCGGAATAAGCCTCACAACGGAATCCAATTCGGCCTCCGTTGACCACCTAACTGGTAGGTCATCGCTCGTAACGAAGATCGGAATTGTGCGACAGTTCCAGTGCAATGCTGGAATTAAACGTTCGCTGCGCGGGTCGTCCTTGCGGAACATGACTGGGCGGTCGCTCTCTTGGAGATCGCCGATGCGATTGCATATCTCCGACGTGCGCTCATCTAAAATGGGCGACAATTCGTAGCCCACCACGAAGTCCCCGGCCTCGTCCGCGATCTCCGCCCTGCCCTGGCTCAATGACGTGATAGATTCTGTTCGTATGATATTTTCCAACCGGTACGCCTGCAATATGTCCTCCGGCGCGCCGCTGATGCCCGACGGGATGACCTTCTCCGGGTCGCCTATCCACGGCTCCCACGCGGAGCGCAGGTTCCCGATGGTCTCCGTCAGGGTCCGCCCGCCTTTCAAATGTTCCGTGAGTTCAAGCCGCGCGGTCTTCTTCAGCTCGTCGTCTATGATCCCCTTGATAAGCCAGGGGCGGAGGTTCTGGAAGAAGTTGATGGCCTGGACGGGCTCTAGACCGGCGAACTTCCTTGTGCCGACCTTCTCCCTGATCTTGGGTGGCAACTCCCCTATCGCCAGCTCCCTCCCCTTACGCCAGATCCCCAGGAGATAATCGCCCAGGATCTTCTGTGCCTCCGGCCCCGTGGTCAGCGTCAGGCCCTGGACGAACGACTGCGTGATGCCGCCCACCTTGTCCTGGTTTTTTATCAACATGACGAGGTCGTCGAGCACCTTTCGGATCGGCACGCGCATAGCGAGGTCGGTCTTCACGGCGTCGCTATCCAGGGCCTTCTCGACGGCAGCGAAGTCAACGCGATGCTCGTAGGGGGAGAGAGAACGCTCGTAGGAATGATCAAAATCCTTTTGGGGAAGAATATCTTTGATGATAGAATCAATAAATTTAAGCAGATTGGGGTTAATGCTAGTTTCGCCTTCAAGCGTATCTCGAGATGCGATATCTAGTATTCCACGTTTTTCGTCGATAATGAGACTTGACACGATTATTTCTTTCTGATTCTGATCATCTTATATTCCGCGCCGATCTCTCGCGCTGTGAGTTTAGCCATCGCGTGAGCAAATGCAGTCGTACCAGTAGTCTTTGAAATCCGCCCCTCTTTATACCGTGCGGCGATTACGTAGGCAACGTCTCGCTGATATTTGCTATATGCTTTTGAAATATCAACATCCGTCGGCCATCCGGCAGATGGTCGCTTGACAATAAATGTGAATTTGCCGAATTTATTTTCGCCGACAACTCTCATCTCTTTAAGATTCATTCTACTAGCGCTTTCCAAATCCCCTAATGATAATGAACCGCCGCTGGGGTGGTTGTGTGTAAAAGTCGCGTTTCCATTGCTTTTCATTGTGGCAACGGTTCGCTCATTGATCGTTATTTTATCTCTTCCGCCTTTCAGACTACCCAAAAATGCACCAGACGAATCATAGAACGCACCAGATTCGGCTCGTTTATTTTTTACTATTTCTCGCTCAGTTTTAAACATAGCGGACCGTTCGCCTTGTGGTTCTTCTTCAACGCATTCCCCCGTCACGCTGTGATCGCACTGGTCGTGCTCGCCGGGCAAATGGTAGCGATGCAGGCCGCAATATTGGCATATGAACGGTTCGACGAATTCATGGGTCGCTATCTTGCTTACGATCCGTCGGGCGTCTTCTTCGCCTATCTCCTCCGCCCCGACCTCGCCGTTAAAGAGATATGCCCCCATCTCGTAGTCGAGCGCCCACTCGCCGTCTGGCCGCAGCGACTCCAAGCGGTATTCCTCGTCGTCCTCGACCTCACGGAAGAGAACGTCGGGCGACGCCCTCTTTTCATCTCCCAACGTGATCGCGAAATATCTAGCCATAGGTTTTATCGGGGGCCTTGGACCACTCGCTTCCCACCCCGGTTCTACGGGCCGCAGCCTTGTCCGTCCAGGCCCCCGAGTCTCATATCCCCGTCGTCGCCAACGCTCCGATCGCCATCGCACCCGCTGGTCTCGGTATCTTCCGCCACAAGGCGCGCATCTGCCTCACCAGCCCCTTAGCCTCTTTGGGGTCCTTGGCGACCCGGAACTTCTCGTATATCTTGTGCGACCTATCTTTCGTGCGCAGGCTGTCCTTCGTGTGGAACTGCATCTCGAATTTCATGCCGCCCGGCGAGCGCAGGACTGCGTTGATCCCGTCGTAGTCGTCGCCCTTCTGCCAGTAGTTCTTGACCTTCTCCACCCGATAGCCTTTGCGCCCGAGGTCGATGAGGGTGGCCCGAACCCCCTTCTCGTACTGATCGGGGGCGAACTCCGCCGTGTACCTGACGGCGTCGTTTATCCCGAGGGCTACCGCCGTAGGCGATTTGCCCGTCGCCTTCACTAATGATTCCATCTTGCGCCGCAAAGAGTCGCCGCTCTTCAGCCGGAAGTCGAGACCACGGAGGTTGTCGGAACCAGCCGCCCCTTTCACGTCCGCCGTGATCTTCAGTTCAACGTCGCTTGCCCGGGCCTCCAAGAAGCTCGCCTCCTTGCCCAGTCCTTCATCCTGTCTGCCCTCAGCCCACAGGCCATGCGTGGATTGATCGTGCTGTCCCGCCAGATGATACCGCCTCTCCCTCAACTCCACATACTTCCCGAATATCTTGAGATGCGGGCTCCCCGGCCTCATGTCCATCAGGCCGCGCCAAGGGGTCATGTGGCGGAGCATGAAGGACTTGCCGAGGGATTTATTGTCTTTCTCTTGAATAGTCTCCGAAATTCGGTATAAATCTTCTTGAGAATAGCTCCTGCTTCTGACTATTACTTCTTCTTGAAGCGCTGCTCCATATTTACTTTTGTATTTAGATGGAAGTAGTGTCGTGTCTAATATTATCTCTGTTGGTTGCCATACGCGCCTGATAACTTTCCAGCCAGGCTTGAGATTAAGGCCGTCTGGTTCTCCATCTTCGCTCGCTATTATATTCGCATGTCCTTTGTTCCGCGTCCACGATTGGAGATTGCCCTGTTTTGAGGCTGCACTCTCTGGCCCTATTGCCCGGTAGAGAGTCGCCTTTTCTGATGGTCGATATTTTCTCATCGCATTAACAACTTTGCCTGATGGTACGGGAATATAGCTTCCTGCCGGTCTATTAGAAAATCCAAATTGCCATGTTTGTAGCCAGTTGTGAGTCGGTTTGCTTAGCGTACCAGTAATATCGCGACCGTGTCCATAATCGTCTTGTGTAATAAGCTCCGGCGTGTCTATGCGCCCCGGCTCTCCCGTTGGTGAACACGAATTGTCTATTCCCCCGCCCTCGCCCGTCGGGCAGAAGGCGAACTCTCGAAGGTCGGCGTGCTTCTTCCAGTGCCTGAATGGCACATTCAAAACAAGGTTATCCGTATACACGACAGCGGAGCCTATTCTTAACGACTCTATGCCCCTCAGCTTCCTACCTTGCTCGCCCTCTATTTCCGGGTCTGGAAATATCTTGGAGCTAGGTAGGACTCTAAAGGCGGTGGCTTTCCCGCCGCCGTGGATTTTCGCCAATGCCTCGTCTTGAGTGACGAACGCATACCCCCCACGCGGCTTGCCGCCGCGGTAGACAACCAGAAGCGAGTTATACTCAGCCTCTCCCATGTCCCATGGCATTTTCCTTTTTCCGGGGGTAACTGACACCAATTTGATGGCGTGGGGATCATTTGCCACGGCGGATGCGTGGTCGTATCCCCCGCCACTGAGCTTGTCGCCCGTTGTTACGTCAGCTCCCCGCTCCCCCGGCGAGCATGTCGGATCTATCCCCCCACCTTTCCCCGTCGGACAGAACTCATACGTCGCGAACTCCCAGGAGTGGTTCAGTCCATCGGCGTCGCTCTCGGCTTGCTCCGGCTCAACGCCACTTTCGATGAGGTAGCCGGCGAACTTCCTACGCGCCGTCAGCAACGCGCTTGCGTCGGCGAAGTCGAAGCCCATCAGGGCGCGGGAGTAGCCGTTCAGTTCCATAGGAATCTCAGAAGTGCTAGCCAGAATCCCCGATTGTCAGAAGCACGGAATGTCGGCCCGAAATCAGGCTCATGGCGACGCAATCGCTTGAACCAATCTACGTTTGGTGGCGTATAGCCCATCAAGCCGCATCCTTCAGCCCCCGCACATACTCCACCAGCTTCGCCTCGTCCTCGAACGACCGCTCGTAGATCCGCCCGTCCCCATCCTGGAACAGGAAACCGCCCTCTTCCGGCAACGGCTGGCCTTCCATGCCGGGCAATCCCACGCCGGGCTGCGGCTCCGGCATCAGCTCCTCGTCCTCCTTCGGCGCGAGTTCCAGAACATCCCGGAACTTCGCCTCGTCCTCGGGGAACTTCTTCAGGGCGCCGGAAGTGACAGCTTGGAGCCACATGCTGAGCAGCCTCTCCTTGTGCTCCTCCGTGATCTGCTTGAACTTGAAGGTCGGATACTGGCCCCCCGTTACCTCGTAGTTCATGTCGATCAGCTCCTTTATCACCTGCTCGTTGATGGTGGTCTCTACGTCCTTCCTGAGCTGGCCGATGATGTTCAAGAACGTCTCGAACTCCGTCCTGGAGCGCGCCAAGCTCCCCGTCACCTGCTCGGCGGACAGGCCCATGAGGCCCGGCATTAGGATGGCGATGCGGATATGCGTGTCGTGCAGATTGATCGCGGGGATGTAGGCCTCTGATGTGCGCGGCGATGGATAATGGAACTTGAGCTCGATCTTCTTGTCGTGCAGCAGACCGGACCTGTTCTGGACGTTCTTGACGAAGTTCTCCAGGTTCGTCCGCTGCGTCGCCGTTATCGCCCCCTCATGCGAGATGTCCGCCACCGGCTCGCCGAACCGCTCCAAGGCGATGGACATGTACTTCAGCTCGGTATCTTTTTGCCACCACGGTCTGAAGGCAGCCCGCAGGTCGCTCTCCCCATAGGGATTGCTGAATGTCTCGTTGTAGACGTAGCGCACGAACTTCGCCTTCGGCAGCCTCTTCTGGTTCTGCAGTATGCCGTCGTCCAGGAGGTTCCCGTAGCTGTCCGTCTCGAAGTCGATCCCCTCGGGCCTGCGGAACTTGAGCGCCTTGAGCCCGACCTTGCCGTCGAACTTGCCATAGTCGATGAGCTGGAAAACCTTCTCCCCGCACGCGAACCCGTAGGTCAGCGCCGTCATCATCTCCTTCAGCTTGGAGTCGAAGTGCCCCTCCATCTCGGCGAAGCTCCACTCCGCGAAGTCCTTCAGCTCCTTGCCGATCTCCGCCTCCTCCTCGGGCAATTCCGGGGCCTGGATCTCGTATCCGCTCGACAGCACGGCGTGTATCTTGGCGGCCAGCGCGGCCTTCACCTGCTCGTCGGAGGACATCTTGCGGTAGATCGCGAGGCCCTTCTTGGTGACCAGCTCGTCGGGGTTGTATGCGGTGATCCTCCCCCAGAACGTGCTCATCACGCTCGATATCTCGCCCTGGAGGAACGAGTCGGGCTTGGCCTTCGGGGTTATCTCCGCGTAGGTCTTGGCTGGGCTTGATCGGGGCTTGGCTATTCTCATCTGTTTGTCATTACGGTTTGGCCCCTTCTGTAATTATTGGATCGTAAGGCAAGGCAGGGAAGGTGTCAAGGGAAAATCCTGGCGGCCTATCTCACGAGATGCGTCGTCGCGCAGTATCTGATACCGAACCCAGCGCTTCGACACTCGATATAATTGGAAATAGCTATGGCCAAACGATGCCGATGAGAAGGCCAAAGAGGACTATGACGAAAAGCTCGCGCATCTCACTTTTGGAGCCATTTCTCGATCTCCGCCGCCGCCTCGGGGCGCCTCTCCCTGAAGGCGTCGTTGATCGGAACCTTGACGCACTCCGCGCATGTCGCCATGATCCAGGAATGGTGCGGGACTCCTATCAGGCCCATCTCCACGAGGATCTTGCGCCCGCACTTCGGGCAGGCCCCCATCCTGTAGTCGTAGTCCACGCTTTCCATCGTTTCCATCTCATCCCCTTTTCTGAGCTCGGAATCCAGTTCCGCGATCTTTTCCGTCCATGCATTCACGGCGTTGACTTTAGAGGGCAAAAAACGGTCTTTCGCCAAGTCGTAGACTTTTCCGTCGTCCCCCAGGACAAATGTCGAGTAGATGCCGAAACGGAGACTCATTGCGATCTCACCAATCCGGCCGGTCGTAGGAGCCGAAAGACTGGACCATCTCCTCGGATGCCGACCAGGAGCCGGAAACCAGCTCGTTATAGGCTCCTGAAAGCCCGTCACATTGGTCCATCACCTTCGACGGGACCTGCTCTATCTCGTCCAGGAACGCGCCGTTCCACGGACCCTGCACAAGTCGGATGTTCCCGGCCCCGGCTTGGTTCGCGACTGGGACGGCGCGCGCTGTCTTAGGGCCAGTAGGTCGTCTGCCTTCCACGCTGAACGCCGGCATTGATTTCACATAGTCATCTATCACAGTCTTGCCGCTCGAGCCGCCCTCTTGCTCTATAAAAATCGGCATTCCTGGAGTTCGGTTTTCATCCATCATCGCCGTTTGCATTACCAATTTCTTGACGTCCGCAGGGTCAAGCCGGTCTCGCCGAATATCGGCCACATAGTAGATTCCGCTGCCGTCGGTCCCCAGTTTGAGGCCGACCGTCCAGCTCGGATTCCCGCCCGCGTCCTCCGGCGTCGCGGCCAGATCCCAGAAGCGCACCCACCAGCAGGAGGCCGGGGCCACGGGGACGATCTTGAAGTCTACCCTCTTGAACATCTTGCCCGGCGGCTTGGCGTCCCAGTCCCCATCCAGCAGCGCCTGCAATAGGTGCGGCTCCATGTTGCCTAGGCTCTGGACGTATGAGGCGCGGTCGATATACGGGTTGTCGTCCAGCTTCGCCGGGATGAACCGCCGCTCGTACTCCATCATCTGCCCGGCAATCTTCTCTCTGACGGTCTTATTGCCATAGAGGACAAACCGCTGCTTGACGAACGGCGCGCCGACGCCGATGGGATTGCTGGCGGACCGCATACGGAGGGGCACCTCCATGCCCTCCGGCTTGCGCAGGCTACGGAAGAGGAAGCGATATTCGGACTCCAGGAATTCCGTCAGTTCGTCCACGCCGATGAATTGAACCTGGCCGCCGAATTTCTTCTGCTGCCCCTTCACTCCAGCCTCATAGTGGGCGAAGTCAACCGTGGCGGGTTTGCCCCCCGTCGGGAACGTCCACCGCTTCAGCGAGCCGTTCCATTCGGCGTCCGTGCCGGTCAGCCATTCCTTAGCGATATCAACGAGGCCGCCAGCGGCAGTCAGCTCGGGGGAAGTCCGCCTGATAAGCAGGGCAGAATAACCGGGTATATCGACGTACTGGAGGGCGCTCATGAGCAAGGCGTAGGTTTTGCCAGGCCCGGCTCCGCCTCCGAAAAAGGCCTCGAAGCAGTCCAAACACAGGAACGCCTCCTGCTTCTCCGTCCGCGTCTCCGGGATGTACTTCGTGAGCTTAGGCTTTGGCAGGATCTGGGAGAGCAAATCGCCCAACGATTTCCTCTGGGACAAGTCCTGCCTCCGCAAATGCTCCGATAAGGCGCGCAAGTCTATCCGGGTCATAGATGTCTATCGTCTCCCGCTTCAGGGTCGCCAGGGGCTTGGGTTTCACTATCTCCCCATTGCTCAATTCCCTTCCGTCGCCCCATTCGTTGGCGAACCGGTGCTGCATGATCCACGCTAGGGCGGGCCACTGGGGCTGAGCGTAGGTCTTCGTCACCTCCTCTGTGCCGTCCTTCCTCGTGACGATCTTCTCGCTCACCACTGCCCCGCCCAGGCCCGTCTTTTGTATGCTCGCGAGGCCCCTCACCTCCAGGCTGCCTAAAGCCTCGTTAACATCCTGGAAAAACTGGAAATACTCGTCGTTCTCGTCGATGGTCTGCGACCCCTCGATGATCCAATCCCGCAGGCAATCATATGAGATCCGCGCGTAGCGAGCCACGGCCTTGTAGCTCGCCCCGGTTTTTAGGGCCTCGATGATCTTCTGCCGCCGCTCCGGGGTGAACTTGCTCGGCCTGCCCCCGGCGTGCTTCTCGGGCTTCAGTTCCCCCGCCCCGTTGCCTTTCGCCCGCTTGGCAACTTTCTTTGTCGTTTCTTTCTTTCCCATGTCAATTCAACGACTTGACTTTATGTGCCACGTGGAACGTCGCCGCGTTTTGCGCAGGTGCACTGCTCCTGCCACCTCATATAATCCGGTACATACGGATTAAATTTCATCGGCATCACCCCCCTCCCGCCGCTCCGCAAGACTCATCGCCTGGACGCCCTTCGCATACCGCCTCGGGTTCCCGCACATCCAAGCTGTAGATCCCCACTTCCCGAGGACCGTTGGAAGGATTCATGGGCGTATGATAATCCCGCACCGCCCGCTTGACAACCTCCCTGCGGAAGCGACGCCAAGCCCTACCGCGCATATTATCGAATCGTTTTCGCTTTTCCTTTTCGCTCTTCACGCTTCACTTCGTTCGGATTATAAAGGCGGAATGTCCCATGATTACCCCCATGCGGCGATGACGGGCGCGACTGGCCGACACCGAAATCCCCGGCCCAAGCGTGTGCCTGAATGACCCTATCGCCCCGTATTAGGGCTGGGTTGTAATGATTTACGAGTCGAGCAGTCCAGCCGACTGGAAACCTCAAGCGCACGATCTGGCGCGGAGACTTTACCATGCCGCTGTTTTGCCCCATGGTATAATCAATTTCCACCGGCGTAGATATTCGGGCGAGTACCGGATTTTGTTCGTCGCCTATGACTCGTATGGCACGGAGTTTCTTGGCCGACATGCCTTGATTCTTACCACCATAAGCCGCAGAACCAGCCGCCATTGCAGCCTGAAAGCCGGAGACTGGGAACCCTGGAGAAAGATCCGGGAGCCAATGCCCGCGCAACAACGCCTCTTGGAGCTCATCCAGGCCCAGCACCTTATCGTAGGGCACGATTCCAAGTTTAGCTCCATATAAGGCAGTGAGGGCCTTGAGCAAATCGAGCTGTATCGGCGTTGGCCGCTTGATCTTCTTCTCGCTGATTTCAGGCGGCTGCCTCTCCCAGTACGACTTGCCGACATCCCATTGCAACGGATGGGCCACAAGCATCGGCGCAGTGCCCATAAGGTGCACCTCGACGGCCTCATAGACCGGCTTATAAAGCTGAACGATTATCGGCGATTCGCCGTTACCGCTAGAAGTTCCGACCTCGCTGATATTTTCCACGTTCTCCATAAATCCTCCCTTTTGAATTTAGAATACGTTACCTCACCTCACCTTGCCACAACGCACCGCATCTTATCCGACCGCACCTAACCACACCCCGCCTGACCCGACCAGATCGCACCTTATCTGACCTTACCCCACTCTACCGGACCCCACCCCATTTTTACGCTACGTTACCCCACCGTAACTTACCTCACCTCATCCGGCCAGACCGCACCCAACCACACCCCGACCTTCCCCACCGCACTTCACCTAACCCGATCTCACCACACCCGACCAGACCTTGATACGGGCTATTTGCCCGCACCCAACTCCATCTCGATCTGCTTCACCGTCGCGTCTATCTCCCCGAATAATTTCTTATAGAGTCTCCCGAAGTTCATGTATCGATTGCGCCAAGACACAAGCTCAGCCAGCGCGTTCTTCAGCACCTGGTCCCGCATCTCCTCGGCGGTCAAATCGAGCACCGGTTTGTAATAGGCCACGGGCGGATTATCGCCGTCATTGTCCTGCGTGGATTCCATTATCAACCGATGGAAGGCCACCGTTTCCACCTCCTCTCCATCAATGTCCACGACCACTTGGATAGCGTTAATGAGATGCTGCGCCTGCTCCAACCTCCAGCTCTCCGCGGCCTTGCGGTTATCCCATTCGATGAAGGGATGCAAGGGACTCTTGGTATTCCGGGCATCATTCAGAACCGCCTGCCGAGTTATCAACGGCATCGTCTCCAGCCACCGACCGATGATCTGTGCCTCCTTGTCGTTGATATGCGAACTCGCACGTGCCTTATATTGACGCCTCTTTTTTTTCATATTTTATCCTCCCTTTCCCGACTGTCGATAATCGCGCACGTCAATAATCCAACGGCTTGATGTGCCGCGACTTCACGAGATCCATGAAATTGCTCGCGTTGCCCCCGACAAGGCACCCGAAACAGTGAAACACGTTGCTCTTACCATCCACCGTAAAACTCGGCGTCTTCTCTTCATGGAACGGGCACAAGCCGACATGCTTTTCGCCAACCTTTTTCAATCGGATATAGGGCGAGATGACCTCAATAATCCCCATAGCGCCATATTTTTTCATATCTTACTTTTCCCTTTCTCGCTAAGTGGAACGATCCATGATTGCCGCCCTTTCGTCCACGCCAAAACCCTGAACTTCACCCCATGCGCCCGAAGCAATTTCTTCGCGCTCGCCGCGACCTGATACCTATGCGTCCGCTTCGTCCAAACGACCGTGCCGTGAGACACCAACAGGTTCAATCCGCGCTGCCACGTCTGCGGCAAAAGCTCTATAATCAGCACCTTTCCTGGCCGGGAAAGACTAGCATCGGCGCATAGGCAGCAAAACCGCGTCAGTTTATCGGGTTCCGCGAACTCCACGTCGTGCAGACAATGCTTATGTTTCTTTTTCTCTGCCATGATATGCTTCCCGATGGAGTCTCAGCCATTCCGCCGGGCGCTTGCCGAGATCGTCGCCCTCGTAGATATAGATGATCCAGTTGCAAAAAACGCACGACAACTCGGCGATCTTTTCTCTGGCTGTCAGAAGGCCGTGAGTTTCATGTCGCGACTTCGGATCACCGGGACGCCATCCGATACTAACCGTGTCGGGCTCTGGCCCGCCCCAGTGCGGCGGATAGTCCGTCAGAAAGTCGCTCATTTCTTGTTCTTTGCTCCCGCCCATATTCAACAGCCGCATGAGTCGAAGTTTTGGCCTCCAAGAATTATAGCGCGCGTTTTCTTCCAGTTCCTAGTATCCGCTTGACGCGGGGCCTTGAAATCGCGTCCCATGTTTATCATCGGTTTGCTACATTGTGGGCAAACTGTCTCTTCTGCCATGCTCCTAAAAGCCTTCCTGCAACCGAAGCAAGCGAAGTATTGTTTGTAACGATGGATGGTGTATCGGCACATGAGATTTAATCCTGCGCATAGTATACGATCTGGCTTCCCTGGCTCTCGAACTCGAACGGCACGTATAGCAGATCGTACAAGGCGTCCCTCACCTCCCGCCTCCTGTCCGGCTCCGCGAAGATGAGCATGAAGCCCCCGTCGCCGGCCCCGAGCACTTTTCCCCCCAGCGCGCCCGACTTGAGCGCCATGCCGTAGATCGAGTCCAGCCTGTCGTTGCTTGCCCCGAGGCTCCGCTTCGCCAGCCATGCTTCGTGGAGCAGCA